GGTCGGCGTTCCCGTCCAAAGAAAGCGCGTGCCGGCGTGAAACGCGCCGGCCGTGTTGTCGCGCGGGATGCCGACGCCGCCGCCGACGAGATGCACGTTGGAATAGGTGTTGAGCAAGGTCTCTTTGAGACCGAGCGTCCCGCCAGGATAAAGCACAGTCCCGCCGCCGACCGCCGCGGCGGAATTCATCGCGTTGATGATGCAGGGCGCCACGTCGCCGCCGCTGTTCCAGTTGCAACGGCCGTAGACCGGGTCCGTCGCGAGAAACAGCACGCCGCCGAGCAGCGACAGGTTCGCCGGCGCGGAGACCGCCGGCGGGGCGCCCGCAAGGGCGGGAACCACAGCCTGCGCGAAAGCCGCGAGGACGAGCCACGCGGCGCGGAGCGTCTTCCTCATCAGCCCATCCACCAAATGTCCATGAGGACGGAAGCGCCGGTCGCGCTCATGCATTTCAGCGTCGAGAACGGCGCGCCGCCCTTGACGCCGCCCGGCATCGGAAAGCCGACGGCGCCGTCGAGCGGCCAGCCGAGCGTGGTTGAAAGCGTGGTGCCGTCGGCCGCGCAGCGCACGACGCCGACGCCCGCCGTCTCCGGCCGAAAGTAAGCCCAGGTCGCCCAGGACGGCGCCGAGCACGTGCCGCCCTGCACGGCCGTCGCGGCCGTCGAAAGCATCGCCGGCAGCGTCGTCGATGTGGTCGGAACCGTGACCTGGCAATAGCCAGGCGCGTTGGTCGCATTCGAGCGATCGTTGACGCCGGGGATCGGCGTTCCGTCCGTGTCGGTCAGCGTGCGCGCAAGCGACGGCGTCGCGGCGAGCGCCACCGCGAGCGCCAGCGCTAGAACACTGCATTTCATGAAGGCTAATCCTCCAGCGAGGACACGATCAGGCTGACGCCGGGCGGCGCGTAGAACAGGAACGCGCCCTTGAAGGTCAGCGAGGAATAGACGTCCTTCGGCCCCGTCGGCGTCACGGGATTGAGCAGGAACACCGAGGCGTTGTGGAGCGTCGCGCCGGGCGTCGAGACCGTGCCGTCGTGCCTGACGACGAGGATCTGATCTTCCGACAGATTGATGAGGTCGATCCGCTCCCGATTGGGATTGGCCGCGACCAGGCCGCCATAGACCCAAGAGGTCCAGACGCCCGAACCGAAATAGGCCGGCGAGCCCGAGGGGAACGTGAGCGGCCCCGGCCGATTGACCGAGGAATCATAGCCGAGCGAGGATTCCGAACTCGGCGAACTCGACAGGCCGTCGTCCCAAACGATTAGGATATTGTCCGACGACGACAGCGCCGACGTGTCGTAGGAGACCGTCATCACATTGCCGCTGACGCCGGCGAAATCGAGGCCCGGCGTCGCGAAATCGTAGAGCGTCGCGCGGTGCGGATCGGTCGTGTCGAATATGCCGAGCACCAAATGCGGGCTGAACCCGCCGATCCCCGAGGCGTCGACGGTGGCGTTGGCCGGGTTGAAGGCGGTGGCCTGGCTGACGCGCCTCATGCCGTCCCCCCGATGATGACGGCGACAAGCGCCCTGCGCGCGGCGGCTGCGACAAGAGCCGCGACGCGCGCCTGCGACGGCGATTTCGCCGCCGGCGACGTGGTCAAAGACGTCGCGGGCGGCGCCGGCGGCGTCGGAACCGAAAACCCTTGCATGGCTGGGATCACCCGAAAATAATGCTGCGCACGAGTGCGGTCTGGGCGGCGGCCTGAGCGGCGGCGACCGCAGCGGCGATCGGCGCCGGCGCGGGCGCGGGGCCATAGGGGTGCGCCGTCACGTAAGCCGTGTCGGACGTCGGCGGCGCCGTCGTCGGCGTCGCCGCCACGACGCCTCGGCTGAAAACGAGGCTGCCCGAGAACAGCGGGATTTCGTAGGAACCGAACTCGGCGCGCGCCGCGCAGGCGTAGGTTCCCAAAAGCGCCGCCGTCGCCGTCGCCGGCGCGGAGAACACCGCAAGCCCCGTCGCGGGGTCGAAGGTCGCGGGATTGGCGCCGCCGGTCAAGAATTCGAGCGCGACCGTCGGCGTCGCCGGCGGATCGTCGAATGGCGGCGTCTCGATCGGCGTCGCCCAGGCTTGCAGCCTCAACACCGCCGGCGCGAGCGAAACACCGAGCGCGCCCCAGGACGAAAGGTCCAGCGTGATCCGAAAGCCGCCGCCGCTGACGGCGCGGATCGCCAGCGCGCTCATCAGGCAGGCCAGCTCAGCGCGTTGATTTCAGATGTCGTCGTGATCGAGCCGGCCGTAATGCCGTTCATCGCGCTCGCCAGCACCGCATAGACGCTCTGCGCATAGGCGAGCGCGGCCAGCGCCAGCGCCACGCATTGCGCGCCGGTGAGCGTGGTGACCGCGCCATTGTCGTCGACCCAATTGGTCGTCGCGGTCGGGTTCGCCTGTCCCCAGATCATCAGGCCGTTGAGATTGACGCCGGTCTGCGTCGTGGCGTCGCACAGCACCGAGACGCCGCCGCTCAAGGCGTAGCTGCGAGGAACCGCGAACAGGGCGTCGACCTTGGCGTTGGCGACCGCGCGCAATTGCGCCGAAGTCACCGCCGGCGCGACGTAAGGTCCGACGGCGCCATATTCGCCGGCGACGCAGGCGTCGAACAGCGCCTGACTGGTCGCATCGCCATTGACCGCGAGGTAGGGCAGCGTCCCGCTGCGGCCGGCGATGACGACCGTGCAGCGGATCGACTGGTTGGCGGGATCGTCATAGACGGGATTGGCGACGGAAGAGAACGTCATGTCGTTTGTTCGTCCTTACGCGATGCGGACAATGACGGCGACGCCGGCGCCGGACGTCCAACCGCCGCTGAAAGCGGCGGCGACTTGCGCGAGCTCCCAGGTTCCCGGGATGGTGGAAGACAGCCACCGGCTGTCCTGGACCGCGTAAACGCCGCCGGACCCAAAATTAATCGAGTTGGTCGTGCTGAATGCGTTGAAGCTCGTCGTGTTTCCGACTTCCGGCAGCGGACTTGAACTCGTACCGGGATAGCCGATGACGACCGCGCCGACGCCGGTCGTCGTGAACGGGTTCGGGAATTGCGAAATGAGCCACGCCAGCGCCAGCGGCGATACGATCACCCACGACGTCCCGTCCCACATCAGGACGAGGCGCTGCCCGCTCGCGATCTCGCCGCCGGTCAGCGCCGTGCCGTCGATCTTGACGACCGCATGAGCGCCAATGCCCGACCAGTTGAACGTCACGGCGCCGGTATTGGCGGCGCTGGCGATACCCCGGATCAGCGTGCCGACTTGAACCGCAATCGGCGAGTTGGACGCGGCGCCCGTCAGCGCATTCGCCGTGCCGCCGAACGTGCCGACCCAATTCGCATAGCCCGACTGCATCGCCCAGGACAACATATCGTCGTAGGCGTTCGATTGCGGGACGTTCGATCCCCGGATGGCGACGCGCGCCTGTTGCAGCAGCCGGTTGATATATTTGGCGACCTCCGGCGTGCCGGTTCCCGATACCCCGCCGGCGCAATCCTGAAACCAGGTGTCGCCCGCCACCGGCGACGTGACGTCGCTCGTGGTCGTAAGCGTGTTGATGGCGCCCGCGTCGGCGGGGCCTAACAGATCAACCATGCATGATTCTCACGGATAGACGTAAGCGTAAAAAATCGTCACATGCGCGTGAACGACGCGCTGCAACAGACAATCCAGCGGCCCCGCATCGACGCCGCAATCGATATGCTCGCCGGCCTGATAGATGCCGACCCAACGGGCGTTTTGCGCGTGCCCGTCGGAAACCGGCGGCGAGGGCAGATGCACGGTGATCAGCACGCTCGACGGCTGCGGACCGGCCCCGCAAGTGATCGTCAGCCCCGTCAGCGCCGCCAGCGCGACAAGGTTTTCGCAAGTCGGGCCGCCGCTCGCGACGATCTTCGAACAGGGAGACGGGAACGGGTCGCAGAGATCGGGGAGCCCGTATTCCTCCAGCCAATAGGCGAGCGTGACATTCGCCGTCGAACAGAAGAATTCCGGGATCAGCGCGCAGATGGCGGCGTGATAGGCCGCAAGCAGGATCGCGCAGAAATACAGGAACCCGTAGATGATCCCGCCGCTTTGCCGCGCCGGGCCGCCCTCGCCCCAGGCGCGCCCGCGCGGCAGCAACATGAAATATTGCTGGAGAAGCTGCGGCGCGGTCGGACAGAAGTCGGGCGCGAGAGAGGGCGAGCAGGACAAGAGCGCGTCTCACATGTAGGTCAGCGCGCCAAGCACGGGAATAGAGCCCGGCGAGATCGGCGTGTCGGTCGCGCTCACGTCGGCGGAGATCACCCCGGCCGCATTGGCGACCGCCTGTTCGATGAACAAGGCCATGAAGTTGTACGGCGTCGCCAGATAGTTCATTCCCGGAAAGGGCGTATCGCCGCCGGCGACCGCGCCGAGCCGGCTGAACGTGTCCAGGAGTTCAGCTTGCACCGCCGCCTGCGCGGCGGCCGTGTTCGGATTGAGATTGGCGACCGTGACGTTGATCACCTGCTGCGTGGGCGCCGCGACCGTCAGCGCGCATCCCGCCGGCGCCAGCGGCTGGAGCACGGAATTGACTTCGTTGACGTGGAAACTGTCGGGAACGCCGTTGACGCTCGGAAAATAGGTGTCGAACAGCGGGAACACCCGAACCGTTCCCGCGCCCGCCCAGCGCCGCTCGACATAGACCCGCGTGACGCCCGCAACCGTCAGCGCCCAGCCGACGTAATCCGCGGGCGAGCCGCCCTGCGCCGGGTTCGCCTTGCGAAACAGGATGCGCCCGCGATAGGTCGAGAGATCGCGGGTTTGCGGCAGTCCGTCGGGCTCGGTGTCCGCGCCGCTGGAAAGCCCGTTGTTGTCGACCAGCGCCGTCGCGCCCGTGTAGCCGGGTCCGGTGAACCCGGAGCCGAGCGTCATCGGCGTGCTCGCCTCGGTGTTCGACGCCGCGCCGGCGACGCCGGCGACCGCGACCGAGATCGACCCTCCCGCCGAGACGCCCGCCGTCGATGTCGCGGTGAACTGCGCCCCGTCGGCGCGCAGGAAGATCGAAGTCCCGGCGGTCGCGGTCAGGCCGCCGCCGGACCCCGCGGTCATGATCACGTTGCCGATCGCCGCCGTCGGACCTTTTCGCGCGAGATTGAGTTCGGCGCCGTGGTCGTCGAGATATTGCCCCTCGGCGAACAGGGCGAAGGTCTGCCGGCCGACGAAGTCGAGCCGCTGATAGGCCGACCAGATCATGCCGCCGAAGGCTTTCGCTGCCGGATAAGTGTTGTTCGGCCAGAGATAAGCGTTGGTTCCCGGCAGCGCCGCGCTCATCGCGGCGCGCGCGCTCGTCACCACCTGCGACAGGCTCGGCAGGTTGAAGATATTCAGGCCCATCGGTCAGAAATTCCCCGCCGGGCCGGAGAAAGCCTCACGCCATATCCCCTCGAAATTGCGCGAATAGATTTTCGTCCCGTCGCGGCCGTAGAGCTGCACGGCGAGATCGATCCGGTTCGGCGGCCGAAGCGCGGCCTGCGCCGCCGTGCTGACCACCGATTGCTGGCCGATCATCACCGACAGCGCGTCGAGCGCGAAGGTCTGCGCCCATTGCGCATTGGCCGGCGTCGCCTGCGCGCGCTCCAGCAGCCACAGCAACGAACCCATGGGGGCTTCGCCGAGATCGGCCCGCACATCGACGCCGTCGCCCCACCAGCCGCGCGGATCGTCGTTTTCGATGAGATAGGCGAGCGGATGATCGTCGGGACAGCGCCGGTCGGTGAACAAACAAAGCATCACCGCGCTTTCGAGCGCCGCCTCGGCCTGCAAGCCGCCGAAATTGTAGGAAACCTCCGAAGCGGGCGCGTAAGCCCAATCGGCGTAGCCGATCTGCTCGTTCCACACCGTGTCCCAGAACAACGTCGGCTGCGGCTTGCAGCCCTCGTTGGCCCGGATTTGGAAGGAGACCGGCAGGCTCATGGCGGCGGCCCGGAGAGGCCGACGCCGCCGGCGTTCGTGTGCACATGCGTCTTGTCGATCTTGTGCCCGTCGTGGTCGATCTCGCCGCTGGCGAAGTGGAAGCCGGCGCTGTCGATCGTCAAAGAATTCCCGCCGACCTGAAGCACGATCTTGCTAGCGTGGTTGATCGTCAACGCAGCCCCGGCGATCTTCACGTAATTGCCGGCGTTGTCGTAATGGATCGACGCGCCGAGCGGCAGGTTGCGCGGCCGATATTGCGGGTGCTCGAGCCCCAGAATATGCGCGCGGTCCATGCCGCCGCCGAGCAGCATCGCCAGCCCCTCCG